CCTTTTTGGACAGACTTAATAAGAGATAACAATTCACGCATGAAATCATGGGGTGATAGTTCAAAAATGATTTTTGGTTGGTATTATCTTAGAGAATATAATCGTGCAAATACAGATAATAGTTTTGAAATAATTCTTTGGAATAATAATTCTTTTGATATTCGTTATAGAGAACTCAATATTATTAACCATGATGTTCTCATTGGTGAGGTAGGTTCTAGTAAAGAAAATTCATATACCTATTATTATCACGATGAATGTAATACTGGTACAACTAACTCGTCTACTTGCGTAAACACTAACTGGAATAATACAACTATAAATACTACATTAGAAAATGGTGGTTCACTATATGGTTCAGGAAGTGGTAATGGTGTAGATTGTAGCAATCCTTTAAATGACTCTAGTTGTAGTGGCTATGCTAATGCTTTTTTAACGCAGCAATGTAATATTACTCAGCTTTATAGTCAGTCATGCCCTAACTATTGGGAGGCTTATGATGATCAACAATGTGATGATGATCCACAATATGCACCTTTTTGTCCTGGTTTTAGACAAGAGGAATCAGTAGCTTTCTTTGATGACAGGAATGTTGACTTTGGTTTTGAAGATGAGCAAGAACAATTTGCTACAGGTATATTTATAGATGATTTTCATCATAATGATTTTGAAGAACAATTTATAATAATAGAAACATTTGAAGAAGATATTTTTATACCTTTTGATGATTTTAATACACAAGATGATTTTTTTATTGAATCATTTGAAGATGAATTAATAATATTTTTTGATCCTGAACCACTACCATTTCAAGATTTTTTAAGACCTCATAATGATTTACCACATGAAGAAGAATTATTAATAGATGAGTTTGTATTTCAAGAAACATTTTTAGTAGAAGACTATTCAGAACCAAATACTTTTATTGAATTTAATTCTATAGAAGAACTTGATGAATGGTTTGAAGAAGAAGTTAATGAGCATTTTGAAGAAAGACCTGAAGAAAGAATAGCAGACTTAGATGAGCCTGAAGAAGAATTTATAGAAGAAATATTTGAAGAAGAAGCAGTAGAAGAAGTGTTTGAAGAAATAGAAGAAATGCAAGTAGCAATGGAAGAAGAAAGAATTGCAGAAAGAGAAGAAGAAATTCAAGAAGAATTTACAGCAGTAGAATCTGATAAATCTACAGGCAAAAATAAATTAATGGTTACAGCACTTAATATAGTTAGAGCAGGAGTACAAACAGCAGTTAATAGCTACTCACAAGCCTCTGGTGGCTCTCAAACAAATAATTCATCTAATAACACATCTAGTAATAATGTAGCTACAGGAAGCACTACAGCATCTAGCGGTGGTATTAGCACTTCTAGCAGTCCTAGTGCATCAGATCAGTTTGCAAGTGCTACACAGCAAACAAATCAAGTATTATCTATGTCTAATGATAATGTTGGTGGTACTACTATGTCTATTACACCATTGCCAACATTTGATAATTCAGCATCTATAGCAATAGCAGATGTACAAGTTCAAAGTGTGCAAGGTGAAATAGATACTGCTATGTCAGGTATAATGACATCATCAGAAGCAGATCAAATAGCTGATCAAATAATTGCTGCAAACATTGAAGCACAACAGGAAGAAATAGAACAACAACAACAAGAAACTGGCGAATATGCTGATGAGTCTAAATTAATTGCACTTATTGGTTATGTGCCTAGTTTTAATAACTATACGCAAGTAACAGTTCCTGATGCTCAAGATTGGTACAGTAGCTCTGATATATACACTTCTGCTACACTAAATGATAATACCAATGCTTTTTATGGACTGGTAAATGATAATTTAAAAGGATTAGATCAAATGATAAATGATCAACCTAATATGTGGAGATAATAATGAATTGGTTTGAAAATAAAACTACACAATTAATTGCACTTATTGGCATAGTAGGAACTCTTGCTGGCTTTGGCTACACTGGAGCAGAGTATGTTAATAGATTAGAAAATCTTGAATCTGCTGTTGGTGGTATATCAGATACTGAAGATGCTCAAAAAGTTATAGAAGAACGTTTTGCATCTATAGAAACATCTGTTCAGTTTTTAGAAAAAGAAATAGATAATATTGAAGTTCCAGATATTACAGAAATAAAAACAGATATTGCTACTATTAAAGCTGATTTACAAAGTTTAGAAAAAGATTTAAGTAAATTAGAAAATAAAGATGATAATCCATTAAATGGCTAATGAAATATATATTAAGCACTATTATTATTACAAGCTGTTCAATGTCTATGAAAACAAAAGAATGGAATGATTCTTACGATCCTGCACAATGGCGTAGTCAATATAAACTTTGTAAAGATGTTTTGAATACAGAACAATGGACAGAATGTATGGGAGATTTTAGTTAGGAGAACTTATGCTAAAAGGAATGATAAAAAATATAGTTGGATCAATAGCACCAAGTTTAGGTTCTGCTGTCGGTGGACCACTAGGAGGAATGGCTACTAAAATTATTTGCGAAACATTAGGTTGTAAAGCTGATGCAAAATCTATTGAATCTGCTATTAATAATGCTAGTCCTGAACAATTATTACAGTTAAAACAAGCAGAAAAAGATTTTGAAATTCGTATGAAAGAATTAGATGTGGATGTATTTAAGCTAGAAGCAGAAGATAAAAAAGATGCTAGAGGTAAGTTTAGTAAAGATTGGACAGCTAGAATTATGGGTATTGCTACTGTAGGTGGATTTTTAGGATATATATTTTTAGTAACTTTACAACCACCAGAACAAAATAGTGAGGCACTAATAAATTTAGTTCTTGGATATTTAGGAGGATTAGCAAGTGCGGTTATTTCATTCTATTTTGGAGCATCTAACTCAAGCAAAGGAGACTAATATGCAAATATCACATGAAGGCATATCACTTATTAAAAAATTTGAAGGTTGCAAATTGCAAGCATACTATGATGCTATTAATGTTCCTACTATTGCTTATGGTAGAACTAAAGGAGTAACAATAGGCGATACTTGTACACAAGAACAAGCTGATAAATGGCTTGAAGAAGAGTTGAATGAATATGGTGGATATGTAAATAATGCTGTTACAGTTGATCTTACACAAAATCAATTTGATGCACTCGTAGCATGGACATATAACTTAGGTCCTACAAATTTAAATAAAAGTTCAATGTTAATTAAGATTAATGAAAAAGATTGGGATGAAATTCCTCATCAAATAAAACGTTGGAATAAAGCAGGTGGCAAAGTATTAGAAGGTCTTGTTAGAAGAAGAGAAGCAGAAGCACTTTTATTTCAAGGTAAAGATTGGACAGAGGTATAGATGCCATTTTCTAAATTTGTATTTAAACCAGGCATAAATAAAGAAGGAACAAACTACTCTAATGAAGGTGGTTGGTTTGATGCAGATAAAATAAGATTTAGAAAAGGTAGACCTGAAAGAATAGGCGGTTGGGAAAAAAATTCTAATAATACATTTATAGGTACTTGTAGAAAAATTAGTTCTTACAAAACTGCTAATCAATCACAATATAATATTTTAGGAACACACAAAAAATTATATGCACAAGAAGGTACAACCTTTAACGATATAACACCAATCAGATTAACAACAAGTGCAGGTGATGCAACTTTTTCTGCATCTAATGGTGATGCAACAATAACAGTAACTGAAAATGGACATGGTGCAGTAAAAGGAGATTTTATAACTTTTAGTGATGCAGTATCTTTAGGAGGCAATATAACTGCTTCAATACTTAATCAAGAATATGAAATAGATACGATTGTTAATACTAACTCTTACACAATAGAAGCAAAAAATTCTAGTGGTAGTGAAATAACAGCAAACTCATCAGATACTGGTAATGGTGGTTCTAGTACAGTTGTTGCTTATCAATTAAATATTGGATTAGATGTTTATGTTCCTTATAGTGGATTTGGTTCAGGAGCATGGAGTGATGGAACATGGGGTGAATCTCCAGCTTTATCATTAACAAATCAGCTTAGATTATGGAGTTTAGATAGTTTTGGAGATGATACTATTGCAGCACCTAGAAATGGAACAATATTTTATTGGGATGAATCATCTGGAGTTGGAACAAGAGCAGTAGCAGCCAGTAGTAGAGCAGGTGCTAGTAATGTGCCAACATCAGTATTTCAAATAATGATGTCAGATATTGATCGTCATGTTATTGCATTTGGATGCAATCCTATAGGTTCTTCAACAATTGACCCACTATTAGTACGTTTTTCTGATGCAGAAAGTGCAGTAGATTGGACACCTACAGCAACTAATTCAGCAGGTGGTGTACAACTTTCTACAGGCTCTACAATAATAGGAGCTATGCAAACAAGACAAGAAATACTTATTTGGACAGATGCAGGTATAGTTTCAATGCGTTTTGTTGGAGCACCTTTTATATTTAGTTTTAATGAAGTAGCAACTGGAATGTCTTTAATATCACCTAATGCTATGGCAACAGGTGGTAATACAGTCTTCTTTATGGATAATGGAGCCTTTTATCAATATGCAGGTTCTGCTCAAAGATTACCATGTTCTGTTTTAGATCATGTGTTTGATGACTTTAATTATTCTCAATCTTTTAAAGTATTTGCTGCATCAATACCACAACATAATGAAATTATATGGTTCTATCCTAGTGCTAGCTCTACTGAAGTAGATAAATATATTACATACAATTATTTAGAACAATCTTGGACTATAGGTACAACTAATGATGGCTTTACTAGAACAGCTTGGAATCCAGCATATATATTAGATAATCCTATAGCTACTGGTAAGTTAGATACTACAGATAATAATTATTTATATAATCACGAAACAGGTCATAGTGCAGATGGTTCTTCATTTACAGCATTTATAGAATCATCAGATTTTGATTTAGACCCTGATGGTGAAAATTTTATGTTTATATCTAAACTTATACCAGACCTTGAATACAGAGGATCAGATGATACAGCTAATACTGTAAATTTTGTAATTAAAGGTAGAGATTATCCACTACAAAGTTTATCTACATTACAAACAGTTGCTGTTACTCCTAACTCTACATTTACAAATACTAGAGCAAGAAGCAGGCAAAGTGCTATCAGAATAGAAAATACAGCAGATAACTTTGGATGGCGATTAGGAGATTTAAGATTAGAACTTAGACAGGATGGCAAACGATAATGGCAGAAAAATCAACAATACCGCTACCTATTGCTAATATAGAATATGATGAAGTTAATGAAGCAGTTACAAGAAGAACTATTGAACAAGCATTTCAAGATATTAATGCTGAAATAGGAACATTAAAAACAATGCAACAATCAGGTGTTAGTAAATCTATACGCAGACATCAATTTTTATTAATGGGTGTAAAACATGGCTGATAGTTTAAAAGTTTTAGGACAATTAGACCCAGCAGCTACAACAACAACTGTGCTTTATACAGTGCCTGATAAAACACAAACAACAATAAGTTCTATAGTTGCAGCTAATAGAACAGGCTCTGCAATAACATTTAGATTAAGTGTTCATGTAGCAGGAGCAGGTGCAGACGATAAACAATTTTTATTTTATGATAAATCTGTAGCAGCTAATGATTCATTTGCTATTGTTATTGGCATAACATTAAATCAAGCAGATGTTTTAAAAGTTTATACAAGTGCAGTAGATATGAGTTTTAACGTATTTGGTTGCGAAACCTTAGAGGAAAGATAAATAATGGATATAAAACAACAAACTAAAAACGTAGCAGCACAAGGTCGTTATGGCGACTCTATGCTTTTGCACGTTAATCCAGCAGAAGTAAAAGGGCTAGCACAAGCCTTGCCTATAACAATTAATCCACAAACAGGACAGCCAGAAGCCTTCTTACCTTTTCTTGCACCAGTATTAGGTTCTATAGCAGGTGGTACATTATTAGCAGGTGCTACAGGTAGTGCGTTATTAGGTTCTGCTATAGGTTCTGGTCTAGCACAATATGCTGTAACAGGCGATCTTAAAAAAGGTTTATTAGCTGGTTTAACAGGATATGGTGTTGGTACTGCATTACAAGGTGCAGGAGCAGCAGCACAAGGAGCAAAAGCAGGAGCAGCAGCAGAAGGTGCAATTACTGATGCAGCAACAACAGCAGCTACTGATGCAATAAGAGCATCCGCAGACCCAACTTTATTAAGTGGAGCACCAACTATTGAGCCTATGTTAACTACAGCAGGGCAAGAAGCAGTAAATACTGCTACAACACAAGCATTAGCTGCTGGACAACCAACTATTGCACAAGCTACACAAACAGGTTTTGGAGTACCTAGTGCACCAGGATTTGTTGAGGGTTCTCAACAATATTTAGCTGCTGATCCTACACTAGGACAAGCATTTACAGATGCAGGTGGATTTAGTCTAGAAGGTGGCAAAAATGTATTAACTGGTTTAACACAACCAGGAGCTTATATACCAGCATCAGTAGGTATGGGTGGTACATCTATTATGGAATCACAAGAAGAATTTGAAAATATGCTTGCAAGAAATGCTAGAGAACAA